ATATTTTAAAGATAACATAGTAGTCTTCTCGTATATAAAAGGTTTACCACTATTATCTATAAAATACTTTGTTCTCTGTTTCAGTAGCCCGTTTGGGCTTGTAATCATATGTTTTAGTACTTGTAAGTTCCTATGAGGAGTCTGTACTCTACGAGCGCCGAGTGTCTTACCTTGCTGATTCTTATCATCCAGAATCATATTATCAAGAAATAACAGGCCATCATACTCTTCCCAGTTCCCTGAATCTAACAGGAAAACTGGGAAGGTAATCTTAGGTATGCCTCTAAACCCTATCACCATACATTTTCTCGAACTTTCCGCCTGAATAGTCTTGGTGAATAATCTCGAAGTCACAACCAACGGGAGTGCCTGGGATAGAAAGTCCTCTATCCGTTTGTACAAACTTTGCTAATTGTAACATGTATTCGTCTACTTCTTCATCGGGTACTTCTGCTAAAATGGAATCGTGTACTAAAGCAAAGATACGAGCTTTCTTGTTGTTTGCTTTGACCCACGAGTTCATGTCTATAGCTCCTAGAAGGTTAATATCAGAAGCAGCAGACTGCACCAGAAAATTAAGGCCAGACCTAACGCTATGACTCTGGATGCCTTTGTCTGTCGATGCGACATTTGGTAATCTCCTTTTTCTTCCGAAGAAGCTGTAAATAAATCCGTTCTGTTGGATATACTTCTGGTTATCCTCTATCCACTCTTTTAACTTAAAGAATGCGCCAAAGTAATCATCAATTACTTCTTGTGCATCTTTTCTACTGAAAGGCTTACCTGAGTCCTTTGTTACTTGCTCACTAATCTTATTAGCACCTGCACCATACATAATACCGAACGTTACAGCCTTAGCAGCCTGTCTTTGCATAGCATAGAGACTAGCCACTTCGCTTGCTTCACAGGGCAACTTAAACACCTTCTTGGCAATCTGAGAGTGAAAGTTACCACCGTCGCGGAAAACATCCATAAGTGCTTTGTCTTTTGCTAGAATAGCCGCAACATATACTTCTGCTGTTGTTAAATCCATTGCGACGATCTTGTGGCCTGGAGCTGCTTTAATACAACCTTTTACAATAGGGTTATCCCTAGGAAGTTGTTGCATATTGAGTTTGCCAGAAGAGCTAAGCCTGCCACTAGTAGTACCATGGAGGTTGAAACCTGTACGTAGTCGGCTATCGCGATCCAACTGTGGTAAGATTTTGTCCAAATAAGTATTTTTAATCTTGGATTTTTGTCGAATCTCAAGAATGAGCTGGGGGATGTGGGATTGCTCTGCAAGCTCTCCAAGAACCTCCGCGTCTGTACTATTTGCACCAGTGCCAGTCTTTTTACCAGTTGGATTGAGGCCAACGAAGTCAAACAACAGACTACGAAGTTGCACAGTAGAATTAGGATTAAAATCTTTTCCATTAAGTTCTTCAAATTTCCTTATGGCAGGATCTTTATACATCTCTACTACAGCTTCATCAATCTGCTCTTGCATAAGAGACTGTGATTTAACTAAGCGAAGCTTGTCAAAGGGTACACCATTATCTTGGATGTCTGTTAAGAAACGGCATCCTGGAATTAATATGTTGTCATAGACTTTAGCTAGACGCTTATTTTGTTTGATCTTTACGAACTTTTCATACAATAGAAATGTTACTGCCGCATCCATGCCCGCATATAACTTCATGATAGAGAAAGGAATATCCCCCCAGTTGAAGTCATTTTTAAGAATACCATTCTGTTTACGATAGGCATCAATCCAGTCGTACATTGGCTTCTCATAATCTCCATAGATTGTATACTTCATTGCTAACTGCTTGAGACCATGAGTACCGGGGTTCTCATCAATCAAATAGTGTAGTAACATCGTATCTTCAAAGCTAGGAAATTTAAAGTTGAAGTGATACTCAAAGAATGCCATATCAAACTTGGCATTATGAAAGACCACTGTTTTTTCATCAAATAACTGTTGTAGCAATGCTTCTGTAGTTTCATCAAAGCACTCTGTATCTATATAAGCTCCACGATCAGCCTCGTAGCTAAGACTAATACCAAGCATGTGCCCATCGCGTGGATAAAGTCCGGTTGTTTCCGAGTCAAGAGCAACATAAGGCAGAGGGGCAGAAATAGCAGCACGAATGAACTCATTGGCTTCCTCCGTATCTTGTATACCCCATGCGTTATATGTAGTGATTACTGTGTCTTGTTTATTACCAGTTATATACTCTACAATGCTTTGCTTGGAGTCGTCCCATGTGCGTTGTGCCTCTGGCTTAAACGCGAGCATGGCAGGGTTAATGATAGGCAAGAACTTTTCTTCTACTTTCTTACCAGAATATTCTGTGATTGAGTTTATGGGGGTGAAATACTTGAGCGCATCACTACCTACGAGAATGAGCCAGTCATAGGCATCAACATCGATTTCGATATCACAGTCTCGTTTTAATACTTTCTTAATGTTTGGGTCAGAACAGAGTTGAAATTGATCAAACTCGAACTCATCGTCAAACTCTTTCTTGAAATTAGTTCTACTTGGTTTAGTTTCTACTAATGCAACTTTAGGCATATATCTTACTCTTTAGTTTTTGTACGGTTTGTAGGGGTAAGGCTCCAGGATCTGTATTCTTGAGACTTACGTTTCTTGATGTTAAGCCCACTTGCTCAATCATCTCTTTGACAATCTTAGCAGCATCTTGTCCTGCATCATCGCCATCAAAGAAGACAACCACTTCCTCTACACCTTGTATAGAAAGCATTCTTAATTTGTCCTCATTTATATTCTTTGTTCCAAAAGTACAGATTGCATTGGTCAATCCTTTATCATGCAAATTGATCATATCAAATATGCCCTCTACTAGGATAACAGAACCTTGTATTGGCTCTACTATAGGGAACAGAGGCATCTTCGCACCCGCAGGCGAGATCATGTACTTAGGTGTGCCGCCTGTGGTATGACGACCATTAAATGCTACAATACGACCTGATATATCTCGTACTGGAAATACAATACGTCCGATATGATCAGGGTCATGGTGTTGAAACGCTTCAAATCTTTTGTACGTCTCTGGTTTAATATCTCTCCAGTTACCTGCATACGGAGAGATATTTCGGGGAAAAGACAAACCAATACTTTCAGACCTCTTCTCTCTAATAGTCTTTTTTAATAGTTCTCGTCTTACTTGTAAATGGTTTGCCTTTTCTCCGAAATGCGTGAAAATGTTACCCTTGTATCCACAAGAGAAACACTGAAATATTCCTGTAATGCGATCAATACGCATACTAGGGTTGCGGTCAGCGTGCTCAGGGTTAATGCAACTAACTAAGCAGTCGCCTCCCTTAGGTATAAAGTATAGCTGTCTTGAAGTTAATAGTTCCTCTACTGTCACCGACCAATGTCCTTTACATTACTTCTACTGATAACTTGGTATGCACCTTTGTTGTACGCAGGGGCAACCGTGAATTTTTTAGACTCTTCTAACTTGTAAGATGTATCTGGGGCCGAGGTATATGCACTCTTAGGCTCAGCAGATGGATAGTAAGGAGTCTCTCTTCTATACAAATCTTTGATGTCTAACTCTTGGAACTTAGGGGTGTATCGTTTTGCTTTAGGTAACGGCTTACGCTTTCTACCTGAGGAGGTGTGTCGTAAACTACCAAATGTAAGTGCCATATGCTTTTTCTCCTTTAAAGTATCCGTATATTATACGCAAAAGAAGTTAAAAAGTCAAGAACTATTTTTAAAGATCGTTAATTTCTTCGCCAGTTTTATGTGAGGAATCGTCCTTCTCTTTCGGAGTCATAGCAGTTTCAGGGCCAATCTTTAGGCTGTCCCAGTCTACTGTAGAAGTGAACGATTTCATAGAGGCTGATCGCATTTTTACACAATTAAATGTAATACAAGCGTCTTCATGATCCCAGGTTTCTAGTGTATAAGCGGCATCGGCCGCATCAAGAATACCTTTAGCGAATCGTGCTTCACCTGTTGCGTCTGTTTGATAGGGGGAAATTACTGTACAGTCGTACTCTTGTGCCATTGATTTTAACGCCTTGCTTACTTCGATTTGTTCTGTCCAGTCATACTGTCCTCCGCGAGAAGGGAGACTCGACCGCTTTACCTGATTAATATAGTCCACAATGATAACTCCAACATTCAGAGGTTTGACTTTTTTGTCAAGCTCTGCGCGAATCTTGGATAAAGTAAGTGCAGGGTCATACACTACGTCCAACTGCTGAGTCGGGAGGAGCTCATGCTGTGTCTTTAGTGATGTGTGCAACTTATTAAAGTCACGGTGTGTTTTATAATCCTTCAAACGATCTTGCCCATCAACATAACGAGCTGCCCACCACGTTGCTACTTTCTCCCACTCTGTTACGCTCAGATTCTGAGTACGTAGACGAGCAAAGGGAACTTCTGTAGCGATGGAACAGCATCTTTGTAGGATAGATCGGCTATCCATCTCAATAGTGAAATACATAGCCGACTTACCACTAGCATATACTGCGTTAGCAATGTTTGCACAAATAACAGATTTGCCAGCACCTCGGCGACCACCAACCATAACAAGATCTCGGGGGGAGAACTGTATTTCGTAATCGTACTCTTTATTGAGTCCCAAGGGTATATACTTGGCTAAATCTTCTTCTGGCTCGAACAGTTCAATACGTTGCATACTTTCCTGCGGATCTTCCAAATCAACTTTGTCTTCGACGTCCATTACGATTTGGTGAAGATGGTTCACAGACTCCTGAGCATTCTCAAATGCAACAGAGTTGTCTATGTATTCTTCTAGCGAGTCCAGAATTTCTTTTTGAGTGTATTCGTTCTTCAAATACTCGAGAAGCATATGAGCATCGGCATCGACCTCAACAGCTTCCACTGCGAACAGTTTTTCACGGGTACTTGAATCACGAATCTCAAACTTCAGATCTTCAATCGTGGGCATTTTATGAAATTCTTCGCAGTGTCTATCAATAACCTTATGCAGGCTATGATACTCACTTGGCAAATAATGCCTATGCGTAACACTCCAAGTCTGAAAGTCTTGGAGTGTAAGCACTTGCTTTATCAGCGCAGATGCGATATTCAAAAAAATTCCCCCGAATTAAAA